TTTTTTTTTGTATTTTTACAAAAGACATAAAATAAATTGAAAACGAGCAATAAACTTAACAAAATGCAGAATTATACACTAGATAAATCAAATGGATGCCAAACGGCTATTGTGCCCAAATCAACCTATAAAGAACTAGAAACTCAGCCACGCCTTGCCGAAATACACGCGTTTCTGCACTTACACAATAAATGTAAGATATTCAAGGTATTGATAAAAATACCAGATGAGTACAAAGACTATCCACTTGGAGATATGGACTTCATGGAGTTCAAAAGAAAATATAAATGGGCAAATCACTTGCCTTTGCCGGAATTGATTGGAAATTGGAAACCGACAGAAACAAACCGTGTTGAAGATGATTGGAATACCTATGATATTAAAGAGGATGAATACTATTATTGTATAGAGAATGTTAAAATAGTAAAAAATAAAAAATACAAAGCACCACCTGTTAAAGACACCCCAATAATAAGACGTCGGCGCATTCATAGGCGTGTCTTAATAAGACAAGAAACAGAGTTGAATGCAGAACTAAAAGAATTACAAAAACAAGAAGATGATTTAACTATTCAATATGAAGAAGTGCAAAGACGAAGAACAATCGCAGAACAAGAACTAGAAGATGCAATCAATGCAATGGAAGAAGTAAAGACAAAAAGTTTAGATGTAAAGACAAAACAAAATGAAGTTAAAGAAGAAATTAAAAAAAATAAAATAGAAATATCCAAAAAAAATAACAAAAATGGATATGTGATACTAGCGCACGACAACCATGAAGAAAAAGAACAAGTATATGGATTCTCACAAACACTTGAAGAGGCTCAAGCTATAGCAAAAGAAGCAGTAAAAATGGGAACAAGGAGACACGAAAAACGAGTGGCTATAGAAACTGATTTTGTAGTAGGAGCAACAATTGAGGCTCTTTGGTCAGACAATCGCACATGGTATAGTGCGACTATAAAGAATATAACTAAAGGTAAATTTTATGTTAAATGGACAGATGGTGGGCAGTATACATATGGATTGGAACTACACCAAATTCGAAATATAACAGATAACAATAAATTCAACAGTGCACGAATAGTAGATTTAGACACACAAATAGAGGTCGAAGAATATGGTATACACCAGATTTATTACTGGTAGAAGAATTACTAAAAAAATATATTTTGTATATAATTTAATTTACACTATTAAAGAATTAAAATGTAAGTGATTTGGTCTTAAATCTTCACTGGTATAAAATGACGCGGTATCGGTAACAATTTTACCCCTGTCGTTTTTAAATAATGTGTATTTTTTTTTACATATTTGGTTATATAAAAAATGTCAATATATATAAACAACTAGTTATGCACAATTACTCCGTAAGCAATCTTGGAACACAATTGATTGTCTGCAACTCGTGCGCCATTAACTTGAACGCATACGGTATCTCAACATATGAAAAGTCGGTCGTATTGTCGCACATGCTGCATTTGTGCACCGTAAAGCTGAACTTGGACATCATTCCATTCGCCGATCCATCATTGTATTGCGCAATCATTCCGCATTTCTTGCAAACGTGAACACTGTATTTGTCCGATACATCATACAATCTTTCTCTGCAGAATCTGCTCATTCCGTGTGCAAGCATAACATCACGCTCCATCTCGCCAATGCGGAAACCGCCATCACGACTACGGCCTTCGGCCGGTTGTCTTGTGAGATTCACCATGGGTCCAATTGACCTGCTGTGTTGTTTATCATTGACCATGTGCTTCAAACGCTGGTAAAACACGGGTCCGATAAAGATACTCGTGTCAAACTGTTCGCCGGTCAATCCGTCATACATAATCTCGTTTCCATAACTCTCGTATCCCAGTTTCTGGAGCTCGGTTGCAATCGTCTTTACGTCCAAGTCGCCAAAACTGGTTCCGTCTCCAAACATGCCCAGATGCACCAGGACTTTTCCTAACAATGTTTCTTTCAACTGTCCAATCGTCATTCGTGACGGAATTGCGTGCGGATTGATGATAATGTCCGGCTTCAATCCGTTTCGGGTATACGGCATGTCACACTCGGGGATGATTAAACCAACAGTACCTTTCTGTCCATGTCTCGAGCTAAATTTATCCCCGATGCACGGTTTTCTGAACGTGCGCATCCTGACTTTGGCGCAAGGATATCCATCGCCATTCCTGCATGTCACATTTTCGTCAATGTGGATTTCCTCACCCGCAGTTCGCACGCTTTTACTTTGGTCCTCAAACTTAATTGGTTTTGTCGGGTCATTGCGATTCTCCTTGATGTGGACCACCTTCGCCATAATGATATCGCGGTCATCCAACTTTGTATTTTTGGGGATGAATCCACTCGTGTCAATCTTGTCGTAATTGCCATACTTGATACCCTTGGTTTTGGTGGGGTCCGGTTTGCAACGGCTCACGAAACGGGTGATATTTTTGTCCTCGTCCTTTTCCGTGTGGTAAATCGTAGTGGAAAACATTCCGCGGTCAATGGAACCCTTGTTTATCAACACACTGTCTTCCTGGTTATAGCCGGTATACGACATAATGGCTACATGGATGACTTGTCCGGATGGAATCTTGACTAAGTCGAGCCAGTTCATAAGGCGTGTGTCCACCAGGGGTCTTGATGGGGTTGTCAATATGTATGCAGTCTTGTCAAAACGCTTGTCGTAATTGGTTGCGTATATACCCATTGCCTGCTTACTCTGCGCACACTGATAAGTGTTCCTAGGTGCCTGATTGTGCTCCGGATAGGGAATGCACGACGCGAGGACGCCAAATATGGTGGAAGGGTGGATTTCACAATGTGTGTAATTAATTTGCGTATCTTTCAAAATATACGAATTTTTTGCCCTTAATGCAATCATCGCAAGATTCTGCTCATCCGGGTCAATGTATTCAATCACTGACGAATCCAATTTGCAATTGGTCAGCAAATCGTTCCATTCCAGTTCGCCGGATGATAATCGATTGATAATATCCATTGTGATAAGCGCCTGTCGGTCTTTCACGCGCAACAGGGGTCGCACCATTCTGCCTGCGTCATTGCAAATGCGGATTTCCATCATCTTGTAGTCAAATACAATCGACGTGTATATATTCACAATGCCCTTGTATTTTTTCTCCTTCATTTCTGTGTATAGTTCTACTGGATTATCCGTTACTCCCACCCAACATCCGTTGACAAATACTTTGACTTTGTCGAATAGTTCTTTTGGTGAAGCCGTGTTCAACGAGTTAATGAATGGTTCGACGTATGTGTATAAAGATGAACTGTTGGTCGTAATTGTGAGATGGGTCAAAACACTGATGCTTTTTACAACGCCAATTGATTGGCCCTCCGGAGTTTCTGCGGGGCAGTTTGAAACTACAAATGACGATGCAACAAATGAATGATTGTCTGACCGGGTTGTGAAATCATACACAAGTTCTGGTTCAATTTCTACAATGGATTCGATTGGGACACACACACATCCATTGTCGGCAATATTATCACGAATAAAGTTATCGTATTCAAGATTATAATTATTGTGTTTGATTTTAAAATACTCAATTATAGGATTACTGCAAATCCTCTTATCATCATCAACAACAGCTATTGTATCTACATAACGAATAATATTTTCCAATGAGTTGTCAAATTCAATATTAACATCTTGGTTTACAACTTTTAATTCGCAAACAATACCAAGTTCTTCAAACATATTTTTTATTTGACTCATATATTCAATTGTTTCGGTTGAGCAAGCACTTCGAGAAATAGCTCCAATACCATTCTTATATGTGATTGACCCATTTTTAGTATGATATTCAGATAAGAAGTTGCGTTTAATTGATAATTCAGAATTTATTAACCATTCTGGTAGTTTGGTTTCATATTCTAAACAAAGCAAAGCTTTAAAAGGAGGGGTCGTAGGGGAACGTAGTTCCCTTACCATATGCCGAATTACCAACTTGTCATTTGCAACACTCAGTTCTCCAAGTTTCTTCATCTCGTATTTGCCGTCAGTTGAACGAACTAAGAATGGATGGTCCGCGGTTGCTTTAATTTTTCTGCCACTGATTGTTTTCATTTCAAACAATTTGTCTGGCATCTTGCAGAAATAGTTGTGCATATCACTTGGTTCATCCATCAATGTTTTTCGATTTACGGTATTTACCCAATCACCGTCCTTGATGTCTTTGATTTGTCTGGAATCCATGCGATTTGACAACAATACATTTGCATCACCAGTTAAACAAAGGAAACCCCATGTCGTCCCGTGCAACTTTCTCGGTTCAATTAACTCGCCAGATTTGTCAATGGGCGTATTGATGCGTCGCATATGACTGAGTGTGGCCGCCGTCGTCAAACGATTCACCACTTGTGCCACGCCCACTTTACTGCTGTTGCTCTGCTTGATACTGAAATCACCCGTCGCTAACGCGCGATTAATACCGGTCTCTATTGTGGTTGATTTCACCATTTTGCAAATGTTTCCGGGGTTAATAATGCTTTGATAGTCTTCATTGGACCGCCACGAACCCGCATTGATTTCCTTGACAATATGCTTCTGCATCTCCTTCACCAACTTGTTGAAATAGTTTCTGAACAAATTGTTCAAAAGTGTTCCAGTCATGTCAATTCGCTTGTTCACATAGGAATCGCGGTCAGAAGGTTTTATCCAACCAAGCGCGGTTTGAATCAGACGATTCACCATGTAACCCAGGAAATATATCTTTTGCTTGGGTGTTTTGCAGTGGGGGAACAAGTCGTTGTTTAAAACATCCATTGTGAAATCGCGCTTCTTCTTGGACCCTTGTTCCTTGTCCATATTTATCGGCGTGAATGCAACATACGATGTAATGCGTTTTAGTGAATCCTCTTTGGTCATGCACGAATTCGATTCGATGATGGACGCGTTTAAGAATTCCAATATTTCGGTGTGCGATTCGCTGTCTATATTTAACAATATGTGTTCGCAGATTTCTTTGTCCGATGTGACACCGAGTGCGCGAAATACTACAAACAAATCAATGGATTCGCGGACCCTCGGGATAACGACTTTCAGTGGATATCCATAGCCATTGTTCTTGCTCGCCACCTCAATCTCAACCTGTTTGGGTGATATGCACTTGTAATCTGGCACGGATTTGATTTCCGCATACCAACTGCATTTGGATGTGTTTTTGCCGTCGTAACAGTAAACGGTGTTTTGCGCCGCGCGCTCCTGTTGCAGAACGGTTTTCTCCGAGCCTTTGATGATAAAGTATCCACCGTGGTCAAATGCACATTCGCCAACCGAAACAGGATTGATATGGTTGTTTTGGGTAAGAACGCAAATTGTGGATTTCACCATGATGGGAAATTTTCCAATGCTAATTTTTGGAATAACACTGGTTACCGTGCGCGGCTTCTCAATGTCTTCACTGTCGCGAATATGGTATGTGATATTTATGTCAATTGTCATGTTGGATGCGTAAGTGACATTTCTTAATTTGGCTTCGTTCGGCATCATCAATTTGGTTGCACCGTTGTTCTCGTATATCTGCGGAGGATACAGTTTCAAATTGGTGAATGTGATTTCAACCTCGAGTGAATATTTGTCAGAATTTGGCAACACATCCTTATCCGAACGAACCCAAACAGGATTAAACATCTGGATTGTTTGCGGGATTTGACGGTGGATGCAATCGTTGTAAGATTCCAACTGGTGACGGACAAGACACGATGAATGATTGCCATTGAAATACGATTCAATGATTT